TGAACAAACCATACAAAGTTTTCTCTATTATTTCCAAAATAATATGCGTCATTTCTGTCGTAATAATTTAATTCTATTCTTGCTCTTTGACTTGTAATTGAATAATCAGTTACTTCGAACGTTGTTTCTAATCTATACCATTCGTTTGGTGTTATTTCGCTATATTGATATTGTTTTACTGTTACTCCACCACTTGAAGCACCTCTATATAATGTGAATGAAAACGGAATAGTTCCACTAGGAACAAAATTAGTTTTAAAATAAACAGAATATGTTAATGTATCTCCAATTTGTATCTTGCCTTCATTATAAAGTTGTTGTAAATTAACTGCAGGTCCTGCCCAAGCCCTTTCTGTTTTAATAGAATAACTTCCATTTTTTGTGTTTTCTGTATCTATTGTTCCACCATTTGTCCAACCTGCATCTATGTTCCCTTCATAAGTATCGCTATTTCTATATAAGTTTTTACCTTGTGTATCATTTATATATCGTATTTCTAATTCATCATTATTATTTATACATATAGTTGAAGCAGTTACTTGTGCTAATTCATCTAATACATCTCTATAAGTATAATCTAATGAACTTCCATCGTCTGCTAAATATAATTCTTTTTTTATTTGCTTATTATAATTTACAAATGTATCACTTTCGTTTGCAAAGTCTATTCCTATAAAATTACATAGTTTTGTAATATAATCTCTTATTGTTATAGGAAATGATACTGGAACATATTCTAACAGTTCTAATGTATGTGGATTTCCTGTTGTTGCTCCTGTATATTCAACCCCTGGACTTGTATAATATGTTTTATTTTCATCAAATTCTGTGTCTTCTGTTTCTATGTATTCCATTATTTTTTGAAATGGTTTCATAAAATAAAGCATTTTATCATAACAAGTTATTTTATAACTTATTAAATCCTCTTGCTTTTCTGATGTTTGAACTATATAATTCCCAAAATCAACATAATCATAATTATCTCTATAATCTAAAACTGTATTATCTCGTACTTTAACGCCTAATTTATAATTGATAATTGTATCTTTAGAAATATCAACGTTACTATCAATTTCAAGAGTTTTCATTACTGATTTTAATAAATTACCTTCATATACAGGTTTTATAGCATTAAGTTCTTCACCGCTTAATTTTATTGCATTTCCGTTTTCTTCATAAGTAATAACACTATCTAATTGTCTGCCATATTCTTTTATTTCATTTTTAAAGTCGTTTGTATGTGTTTTCATTTAATCACGACCTTTTTCTAATTGCTATAAATGAACAACTAAATCCATCATTTTTTCTGCCATTATTTATCATAGTTTTATTTCTATATTCATAATCTCCAGTATATGTATCAATAGTTTCTGTTGCTCTTTTTTTAGGGTCATAGTATTTTATTTTTTGTTTAGCACTATCTAATATAGGTGCAATAGTTTCCATATCACTTTGGTTTAATTTTCTAAATTGGCAAACTATTTTTGGAAATATACCAATTAAAGTTCCACTTTGAACCCCTGCAAGATTTCTACCACTATCTGATGACCAAAGTTTGTTAAATCCATATTTTGCTTCGACAATATAATCACCTAGTTTTATCCAATTTCCATTGCCTACTTTTACTTGTAGACTATCTTTGTTCAAAAACACTATATCATCTCCTATCTATTATATGCAAAGTCATCATCATTTTTAATTTGTTGTAAACTTCTTGAGATAACTCTACCATTCATTGTATTTGTTATATTTGCATTTACAGTTATATATTTTCCTATTGCTTCTCCTAATAATGCCATTTGTTGACTATCAGTTAAAGGAATAACACCTTCTTTTCCTCTTTCTCCTCCGATAGCACTTCCTAACATTACTCCTTTGCCAGGTTGATTAATAATACCACCTTTTGCTAGTCTAGGTAGTTCAAATTCTTTTAATTTATCTAAATCAATGCCTGGTATTTTATTTATCGTATTAATTAATTTATTTATTGCTCTAATAGGAAAATTTAATATTTTTTCAATTGCTCCTAAAACACCATTTACAACACCTTTAAAAGCACCAGATATAATATCTCCAACTGTTGTTGCTATTTTTACTAATATACTTTTTATTTTGTCTATTATTCCTTTAAAAAAGTTAACTATTGGTGTAAATATGTTTTTTATTGTATCAACCGCAGTTTTAAAACCACTTTTTAATTTTTCCCAAAATAATTTAATTTTATCTGCTATTGGTTTTATTATTTTGTCATATATCCAATTAAATATAGGTCCTAAAATATTTTTAATTGCATTCCACAATGCTGATATTATTTCTTTTATATTATTAATAAATATTCCAATATTAGTAAATATTGTATCAAATATATTTGCAAAGAAATCTATTATTGGTGTAAATATATCTACTATTGTATTCCATAAACCTACAAAAAAATCTACTATTGGTTTTATTACATTATCATATATCCATTGTGCAACCCCTGATAAAAATGCAGATATTTCGTCCCAATATTTTATAATTGTTGCTACTAATGCTACTACTGCTGAAATCGCTAACATTATCCAACCAACTGGATTTGTAGCATTGAATGCTATCATTGCCAACGCAACTCCTGCTAATATTATTGATAAATCATATAATATTTCATTAAACTTTTCCCAAGAAGGGTCTTTTATAAAATCTATAACATCTTGAATTAATAATACTAATCCCGCTATTGCTACACCAATTCCTAATGCCATTAATCCTTTTATTCCTTTTGTTAATAAACCTAGTTTTGATAATAAACTCATTATTTTTAATGCAGCAATTGCTCCCGCTAAACCCGCTATTCCTGCTACAATTATATTAATATTATCTGCAATAGTTTTTAGCCAACCAGGTGGTTTAAAACTTTCCCAATCTTTAAACGGATTTTCTATTTTAGCAGTTCCAACCTCACCTGTTCCTCCTGCTCCGCCACCATCACCAGATGATGATTTATTATCTGATAAAACATTCATTTCATCAAAACTAGAAGTCTGTTTATTAATTTCTTTTGCTGATTTTGCACTTGATTTCATATTCTTTGCTGTTCCAGCACTACTTTTTTGAACATCTTTAAATGCTTTACTAAAATTAAACAATTCTTTACCTGTTAATGCTTTAAATAAGTAATTTATATACATCATTATTTTTGCTATAACATTTAATATTGTTTGAACTAATGGCAATAATGCGTTGGCTATTGCTGATTTCATAACATTAATTTGACTTGAAATTCCTTCATTTTCTGACGATACTAAACTTATTGCTCTTCTTATACCTACATAAGCACTTCTAATACCTATTAATGCCAACGCCCATTTGCTTACTTTTCTTATAGTATTTTCCATACCTTGACCAATATCATCAATTGCTTTTTTTAAATTATTCATACCTTGGTTGTTTAATTCATCTTGCTTTTTATTCAAAGTAGTTAATTTATTATTTAATTCTTCTATTTTTGCTGTATATTCTATTACATCTTGACTATCTAATCCAAAAGACTGTGCATTTTGTAAAATTGTTTTTAAACTTAACAATTTTGTTTCTACTTCTAATATTTGAGCATTAAACGATGATGTATCTGCATTTATTTCAAAGTTTTTATTAAATTGGTCTGCAATTCTATCAATTTCTTTTTGTATTTGTTCAGAATTAAATATTGCATTTATTTGTATATCTTCATCGTTAGAATTTTCAATTTTTTTTAATCCTTTTTCAAATCCAGATGTATCTATCTCAGTTCCTATAACAACTGTTCCATAATTAAATCTTTGTATGTTAAGTTTTAACATATTATCTCCTTCCTAAATACCAACTATAGCGTTAAATCTTTCCATACTTTCTTTTTGTTCTTTTGTTAAAGATACTTCTTTATTATATTTTTTTAATTCTACTTGCTTTTTTGCTTTAATAATTTTTTGTCTTTCTTTACTATCTTTTATTTCTTTTTCATCTAAATTACGTAAATTTCTTATTCTATTTAATACACAACAATTACCTAATTCGCTATTTGATAATCCATTCATAAGATTATAAAATTTCCACCAATGCATTTGTGTATTGCATAAATCTATATGATAATCAGACATAAAACTTGCTTCAATATAATCCATATCTTCAACATAGTCCATATCAGGTTTTTCTTTTGAATTATCTGTAATTTCTTTTCCACAACTCAAATACTTTTTTGCTAATAAAATTAATTTTTCATAATCTTCATTATGATTTAATCCTTCATCACCATATAACAAATAAATTATTGCTAAAGACCTTTCAAAATCTCCAATTGTATCATCTTGTGCTACTTCATTACATTTAATTGCTACTCTAAAATCGGTATTTATTTTATATTTTTTATTATTTATTTCTACGTATTCTGGATAATTATTCATCTTCCTTTAACACTTCTTTGCCTTTATTAACTGCTTCGCCATATTTTTCTTTTACTTTATTTGTAATGTTTTCCATTTTAATATCAATATATGGTGTTATTTGATTTTCTATAATATCATCTATTTCTTTTAATGTTGTCCAACCAACTTTTCTTCCATTTAAAAGTTTTTGAACTCCGTTTTCCCCTAAAAACATATTATATACTTCAATTTCTTTATTAAAAAATTCATTAAGTGCTTTTATTTTATCTTCTTCATTTTTACTTAATATTTTTTTGCCTTTGACATCTTGCCTTTTATCAATAATTAACATTTGATTACGTAGATTTTCTTTATTTTTTTTATCTTTTTCTACTAATTCTTGATATCTTAAAGGTAGTTCTATATCTTCTAGGTCAAATTCTAAAACTTCTCCTGTTTCTTTACCTTCACTTGTAACTATCTTTAATCTTAATAAATTATCTTTGTTTAATTGAATATAATTTTCTTTCATTATTATTCACATCTCTCTTTCTTTAATTTAAAAAAAAGGACTTGGCGATATGTTCGCCTCGCCCTTTATCAGACTTATAAACTTGCGCTTTCTTGGAATGTTGGAGTATTACCACTAAATGTTACAGTTCCTTCTATTGCGTCCCCATCGTAGTAAATATCATATTCTATTTCTGCATTTTCACCCATATAGTTTGTTACTGTAATAATAACATCATTCATTTTTGCTGGATATGTTGTTCCATTTCCATTCCATCTATCAATATCTAAAACTTGTGTTTTATAATTTAATTTATCACGACCATTATTTATAAATTCAAATACAGGGTCACCTTTATAACATTTTTGAGTTACACTACCTTGTTTTTGATTTGATGAATGGTCACTTCTTGAATTGTCTTCTATAATCCATTTTTCAGTATCTACTTGTGGATTATAAGAAATTCCATATTCAGTTATACCAACACCTAGAATATCCCATTTTGGTGATAGCGCGCTAGGAGTGGTATTTAAATAAGTTACGAATTGACTTCTGTTAATTTTAGTTATATCATCTGGTACATAACTTGCCATTATTTAACCTCCTTCTTTTTATCTAGTTCTCTTTTTATTAGAACTAAGTCTTTATATTCAAGTGGTTCAATTAGTCCAAGTTCATTTAATTTAACTATCTGATAATATTTTAAATGTTCTATTTCATCGCCTTTTATAAAGAATTTACCATTTGAAGTAAAATCTTTGCTAGCAATTATTTTTTTCATCGACTTACATCACCACTTTCATTATCTCTATAAGTTATTTGTATTTGAATATCGAATTCCGCAGTAGTTCCATCTGTATTATTCATAGTACCACAATTTAAGCATTCAATACTCTCTATATTTTCAATATCAGGCAGTACGCCTTTGTTATTATTAGACTTGATTATGTTTT